GGCCATGAGAAGCATCAGTTACGGTAATGGTTGAGCTACCGTCTGTTGCAGAAAAAGTTACATCACCCGCACTAGTTGTAGTTCTTATGGGAGTAATATCGTTAAACGTAACTCCTTCTTGTGCTAATAATTTTTTATGAGTGCCGAGAATATTATATTGGGTTTGTTCCGCTGATTTATAAACGTGAATTTTTCTGCATGTACCAGTAAAAGAATTAGATGAGTTCTTAGCCCAACCCCCTATTTTTTCTGGCCTACCTTTTCTAAATCTAATTTTATCGGCATCAAACCAACCGCCCTCGTTGGAGTAATTAGTTCCTTCTTTATCTATACCCGGTTTGAATACAAATTTTCTTAAAGCCAAAACTACACCTCATGCCATTCTTTTCCTTGGAATAATAAAGCTTCAGCTTCTCTTCTTCTAACTAAACCATCAAGCACTTTGCCGCTTGCTTTATTCCACCTTTTAATTTGAAACGGAACTTCACTATACTTCTTTTCATTAAGAACTTTTAACATCGTAGATGACTTAAGATTTGTAGGACCTAAATTAAATACCCAAGATACTAATGCGTCATACTGACATTGATCTAAATCTACATGCACTAGATTTTTTACATATCCTTCAAACTCTTCTATGTCTTCTCGTAAAAGTTTTTCTGCTTCTTCCTTGGAAATTACATCTCCTTCCTTAACTTTTTTTGTGTAGCCATATCCTATAGTCCAAACACCTGCGGGACACTTGTAGCTTTCTAGCTCACATCCTTCAAACTTTTTAATTAAGGCTACACCTTCTTCTGATATTCTCATTACTATTTATTTACCTACACCTTTAACACGCTCAAAACTTCTAGCGCCTCCGAGGCCAAGCATGCCGAGCAAAAGCGGCATCATCACAGAGGCATCGGCTTGGGGTATCATGATACCGAAGCCTGCACATATAGGAGATATTAAAAAGTTGACAAATAAGCCGAGAACACAAGTATACCCGGCTAACGGTCTCCAACTCGATTGAAACCAATTACCTTTAGCATCTAGCTTATTAATCTCTATCTGCCCCTTTGCAAGCTCTTGAGCATGGCGCTCTGCCATCGTGCTTATCTCATGAGCCAAAGCCATCTTTTGATCTTTGTCTTCTATAAATTTATCTAATAACTGCGTAGCAGGACCAATTAAATTTTGTAACATAACCTCACCTATTTTTTTGACATATAAGCTGTTGCACCAAAATACAAACCGATCACAGAAGCTTGACTTAAAAATATCATGTCACTCATTGCACTCCATGTGTCGAGTCTATCTTCTGCGATAATGAGTGATGCAAGCGGATAAAGAATCATAGAAATCATAGCGACCCATGCCATTCTTCTTTGTGTATCTGCTTTTTCTTCCGCTAACTCTTGCTTAAGTATTTCATTATGTCTGGCAATTTCTTCGTCAGAAACTGTGCCATCTCCATCAAAATCATACTCAGCATACTTAGACTTAGGCTCTAGTTTTTTTGGTGTCATAATTTTCCCAATTAATTATTGACTAGTAAATATTTATTCTGGAGGAGGTTCTGTGATGGGAGCTGAGTCTGGGCCTGCAAGCCAAAATATCAGAACGCCAACTATCACCATGATCACGAGCAATACTACATGAACCCAAGTGGTCTCTGCTCCATTGTAATCTTGCAACCAACCCATTAGGGGGTCACCTCCTCTTCTTCTACAGGTAATGGAACTACATTAAGTCTTGTAATTTTTGTATCTTCAGGAACCCATTCGGGTCTACAGAAAATTGTCCCCTCTTCTAATCCTTGAAAATATTTTCTTTCACGAGTCATTTCTTGAGCTATCCACTCACAGTGTTGTGGATTCATGAAGTAAGATTTTTTTGTTTTATCCTCTACTCCATTTATCATAACCACTAAAGCAATAACTAACTTCGGGTTCATTGCCTCTGTTCACGAAGCATTATCTCTATTAACGTACCTAATTTTTCATCTGTAGCTTTTGAGATTTCCGTTTGCTGTGCAAGTCCATCTGCTATGGTTTGTATCGCTTGCTCATTTAATTTTGTTCTCACTTCATTATCAGTCGTTGTAACCTCTAACTTTTCTACAACTTTAGATACTTTAGCAACCTCTTCATCAGTAGCTTGCGCTTGAGCCTGCATAGTTCCCCATGCGATTGCCGCAGGTATGATTGCCGCCACTAACGGCACTGCCCATGATGGGACCTTTATGGATTCACTCATACTTTTTCTCCTTATAAATCTAAATTAATTTTCTTCTCATCAATGAGTATTTGTCTATTAGCCATGTGTCCTGCTTCAAGCTCTTCTTTGCTCTGCCCGAAATATTCTACCGCTAAATGATTATCTATCATTGACTGATTAATATTTATTTTATCAGCATACAATCTTCCTAGCACTCTGCCAAATTTTCCTTTTGCATCTTTTTCGGTTTGGATTACTAATTGTTTTGCAGATGAAATTTTGTTGCTTAAATACTCTTTAGCTAACAAACCTCGTATCTTCTCGTCTTCATCCCTTGTTCTAGACTCTGGAGTATCTATGCCGTAAAGACGTACCTTACTATTAAACATAATGCCAAAGCCTAAATCTATTGAGCAATCTAAACTATCGCCATCGATTACTCTATTTACTTTACATTTGTATTCGTACATTAGGTAACCTTTCTGTATTTTCTTACTTTCTTTGCAACGCTCTTAGGCTGTTTAACGAATTGTTTTCCTGCTTTTGTTCCTTTTCTTTTAGCTCTAGTAGTTGCCGCATACTCTTGTGGCGATAAAGCTTTAATAGCTTTTTCTGGCAAATATCTCTCTCCAGTCTCGCTAGACTTTTTGCCTGATTTTGTTCTCCACTTTTGCTTTGTCCAAGACTTAAGACTTCTCTGTGACTTTTTCAACGGCATGATCAAATCCAAATACGGTAATGTAAGCGTCTGTCTTCCTAGGTTCTTCTATATATTTTCTTTCTAGAAAATGTGGAACCTGACAGTAATCTACTAGCTCCCAAAAACTTTGTCTTCCGGGATCGCACATTATCAATTGTTTATTATGAAACGCTAGTTTATCTATTAGCTCTATCCAACAGTCCACTTGATTTTTCCAAAAGCAAACATCGCAAGCAATGTAAACATCGAAGTCCATTGGTAGAGTATCATCAAAAATATCTTGCTGTACAAACTTAGGATTAGAATCCATAAGCCTACACATTAAATCAAAGTAAGGCTTTACTGTTTCGTCTTGATCAAATCCAGTTACTATCCCACCTTTCTTTTGCAGATAACAACTCATTGCTCCCCATCCACAACCTAAGTCAGCAAATGTTTTGCCTTTAACATTTACTTCATCAAAAGCATCTAAGAAAACTAAAGTGGAATTCCAAACTTTATTACCATGCATAGAATGTACGTTATAGTGTTTCTTTAACTTTTTTATTTCAGGATGAGAAGACATAGGTATTTCAATACCTTTTATCTTCACATTAGTTTTTGTAGCCACCACCTTTAGCCTTATATTGTTTAGCTAACATCTGCGCTTTACGAGCAGACCATTGTCCGGGTTTCCCACCTTTAGAGCCTGCCTTAATTCTATTGAACATTCTCTTTCGCATTGTAGGCTTGGTATAATTACCCGCCTCATTGACTCTAGACTTAGATTTCTTTGCTCTACTCATAATAATTTAGCCAAAAATATTGTGCCGACTATAAATGGATACACGCCCCAAATCATTAACTCTAAACGATCAAATCTTTTGGAACCATCTTCCAATCTCTTTTCGATGTTTTCATATCTTAGGGCGCATTCCTTTTCATGAGAATCAATACGCTTAATAGCATCATTCATTTCTTAGCAACATTCCTTTTTCTTGCAGGCTTTTTCTTTGCCGTGACTTTTTTGGGAACAGCTTTTAACTTAGGCTTACTTTTAACTTTTTCTTTTTTGTCTTCAGCAACAATCTCAGTGGGCTTTGTCCACAGACTTTTTATCTTCATCCAAAGTTTCTTGAACATTATCAGCCTCCTCTTGAAATGATTTAATTTTTTCCACAATTGTTTTTCGCATAACTGCAACCGCCTCTAACTCTGATCCCTGCCATGCGCCCCTAACTGTTCCAACATCTATAAGCTGTAACATCCCAAGTGTTAATTGTTTATCATCCATAATATTTCCTCACCAAAATAAAATTTATTACCAAGCAAGACCCCAAGCTGTTGATGGAGTTTTAGCCTCGTTTAATTTAGCAGTAGCTTTCGCCTCTACTTCTTCCACTGTATCAGAACCTAATGTAGATTTCACCCATGCAACAACTGTAGCTTCATCTAATGAATCATAAGCCACATATGTTTCTGAACTAGGGTCAGGTGTATAAGACTCCATACCTGATACTGTACCTGAGTAATCACCATCAGTATCTGTTGCTGACCATGCGGCATGAACCACACCTTTATCTGAGTCATTTGTATATTCTAAATTTGTAATGCTCCACACTACTGCCATGATGTTACTCCTTATGCATCTGGGTCGTAATCTTCAGCGGCAGTTATTGCGGCATTAATAGAAGACATATCTTCTGAACCCCAATCATCTAGTGCCACACCCATTGAGAGATATCCAGAGCTACGCATAACTCTTTCTTTCTTCTCGGCTTTTGTCATGTCATTGCAAAACTCATTGTCATCATCTAGACAATTTGTAATTACGCTGACGCTTCCTAACATTGCAGAATACATTTGTGCTTTTTCTTCTGCGGTTCTTTCTACTGCTTCACTCATATCTATTCTCCTTCTAAGGCTGTTATGCGAGTGGTTAATGATTCAATTAATGCTTGTTGTTCTTGAATTGCTTTGGTTAAAATTGGTATTAGTTTTTCATACTTCATACCGTATTGCTTGCCATCTTCTGACATGGTAACAGCAAGATTCGTTTTGTTGGCTTTGTCATAACCTGCGGCTTGCTCAAGTGCTTCAACATCTTGTGCTTTAAATCCAACATCTAACCAATCTTCTTTATGAGTGCCATCTGGTGTTTGTGCATTTAAGTCATAGTCATCTGCTGTCTTATCGCCATACTTAGAACGCTTGTCCCATTTATAAGTGTAAGGCTTGAGTTGTTTAACAAAGTCTAAGCCGACATCTAAGTCTGTA